AAAAGAAATTATAAGTATTTTAAAAAGACCTGAAAGATTTACAAGACAACAAAAAGTTGAAGGTGGCTTGATAGAAGGACCAGAAGTTACTGACACCAAAGAAGACCCAGCAGATAGAGTAAACCCTCTTACTGGTAGCCCTTACTCTGACCAAAGGGCTAGGCTCGGACTACAAGAAGGTGGTGAAACTTCTGAATTTTTAACAAATGTTATTTTACAATCTATACAAAATGAAAGAAAGTATAATGAAGAACAAATAAATGAATTAAAAAAACATTCAAATTTAGTTGGTTTTATGGAATCAGATAATATTTTTGATAGAGTTCAAATAGGTGGTGGTCCGGGTCGAGGTAAATATCAATATGAAATTAAAGGTTCTATAGATGGTAGTGGAGCTAGTAAAACAGCAGCTAATAGATATATTAAATATAAAACTGACAGAGGTTTAAAACTAACAGAAACAGATTTAATTTTACAAAAAGATAATAATCCAGATTTTTCAAAATATTCAGAAGATTTACAAAATGCTGTTTTTTATGCAGACAAAGCTATGGGTTTATTACCAGTTGATGATTTAGTAAATAAAAAATTATCACATGAAGAAGCTTGGGTTGATTACCATTTAATAGGTAACAAAGAAAAAAGAGAAGAAAATTTACAAAAATTTAAAGATAAAAATTATAAAGAAGAATGATACTTTACACCGAAGAACAACTAGACAACGCATATAGATTAGACTGTAAAGCTCGGACTAAATCAGATGAGCCTTGGATAACTAGAGAACAATTTAGAAGTCTATACGAAGACTTAATTACAATACACATGGAGAGAGCAGAGAGGGAAGAATTAATCTTAGAAGATGTACCCGATTGGGTTATAAATTCTATAGATGAATTATTAGAAAACACTTTAACATTAGAATAATATGGGCTTTCCTTTTGAAATAATAACTATGTTAGCATCAACTGTGCTTGGTGGTGTAATGAGTATATGGTCTGAAAGTCGTAAGGCTAAAGCAGAAGCACAGAAACTTCTTATTACTCGTGGTGAGTTTGATATGAAAGCTAGAAAGCAATCACTTGACCATGGGTTAAAAGATAAAGGATTTGCTTGGACAAGAAGAATTATTGCACTTACTTCTGTATTTGCTATTGTTCTTTTACCAAAGCTTGTAGCAGTTTATTATCCTACTGTAGATGTTACTGTTGGTTATACTAACTGGCAACCGGGAATATTGTTTATAAGACAAGGTAGAGAAGTATTTGAATGGGTTACATTCCAAGGTCTTGTAATTACACAACTTGATACCAACTTAGTATCAGCCATTATAGGTATGTACTTTGGTGGTAGTTTAGCAAAAGGAAGATAATGGACACTAGAGACTTTATGACCATACTAGAGACTGTAGGTATTCCTGCAGCCTTTGCAGTAGCTGCTGGTTGGATGGTATGGAAACTATTTAATCATTTAATAGCAGATGTGCATAAAAAATTAGATACGCAACATGGAATGATAGTTGCATTAATAGATAGAGTAAGACAAATGGACAATGACATGATACGAATAGACTCAATGGTAAGAACTGCTATGGGAATAAAAGTAGATGTTGATAGATTAGCAAGAGCAGATGGAAAAAAAGACCAAAGAAAAGATTGATAAAAAAATATTACAAGTAGTAAACCTTTCTCCAAGTGAATCTTGGGTAGAAAAAATTGAATATGTGCATCCTATGAAACAAATTACAATAGCTTCTATAGTACAGGTAACAATGTTTGGATTTATGCTTGTTATGTTTTGGGTAAACTCAAGGATATTTTAATATGAAATTAGTACCAACATTTAAAAGCGAAAAGACTACAAGGAATTGTAAGTTTTGTATATTCTTTTGGTCTATCTTAGTTATGTTTTGGTCTGTTAATAGTATGTCAGATGAGATGGTACATCAATTTAAAAATCCTAGCTTTAGTGGTATAGGTACATCTGCACATTATCTTACTATAGAGAATCAAGAGTTTAGTAGAAAGATGAGTATTAAAGAAGAACTCAAAGCTTTACAAGACCAGATTAAAAGAGACAAAGAGAATACAACACTTGCAAGATTTATAAGAAATTTAGAATCTAGAATATACGCACAACTATCAAGACAGTTAGTAGAAAACTTGTTTGGAGAAACTCCTAGTGATAGTGGAACATTAACTTTAGAAGGCAATACTATAGACTATAGTGTTGAAGATGGAATAATAACTTTAAAAATTACGGATAGCGATGGGAATACAACGATTATATCTTTGCCTATTGGCAGTTTTAGCTTTTAGTGGTTGTGCAGTTTTAAATGAAAACAGGGATTTATCTTTAACTAGAGATATATTACCTGCTGATATTTTAGATTTACAATCAGTTGAATTAGCTGAATTACCACCTGCAAAAAAGAAACCTATAATAGCAATATATAGAGACAGCTTTCAAGATTTAACAGGGCAAAGAAAAAGTAATAGTAGCTTTGCTTTATTTAGTACAGCAGTCACACAAGCTCCAGAAGCATTACTTATAAGAGCTTTAAAACATGCTGCTAATGGTAACTTTTTTAGAGTTGTCGAAAGAGTAGGGTTAGATAACCTTACTAAAGAAAGACAACTAATCCGGTCAACCAGAGAGAACTTTGAACAAGACCAAAAACTACAGCCTTTATTATTTGCTGGGCTTTTAATACAGGGTGGAGTTATTAGTTATGACACAAACATTCAATCTGGTGGTATTGGTGCTAGATACTTAGGAATAGGTAATAGCAAACAATACCGAGAAGATGTAGTAACTATATCATTACGATTAGTTTCTGTATCTACTGGTGAGATATTAATAGAGACTGCTGTTTCTAAAAATATTTTATCAACAAGTATTTCTCAGGACATCTTTCGTTTTATTGAGCAAGGCACAGAACTTGTAGAGATAGAAGGAGGTGTCGCTGAGAATGAAGTAGGTTCTATAGCTTTGCAAAAGGCAATAGAAACTGGAGTATTTAACTTAATAGAAATAGGAATAGAAAGAGGGTATTGGGAATATGAAACAATTAAAATTAATGAGCCTAATTGTGATGCTGACTGCATTGACAGCATACGGGGCTGATAACGAAATATACATTGACCAATCAGGTGCTACTGCTAATATAGATTTAGAACAACTTGGTTCTGGAAATATAATAGGTGGTTTAAACTCTGTTGCAGGTACTTTAACTGCACTAGACTTAGATGGGTTAAATCTTACATTAGATGTAAATCAAATCGGTGATAGTAATAAATTTCTTGGTGATATATTAGGAGATAGCATTACAGGTTTTTTTGAGTTTGATGGAGATTCTAACGCATTTACCATTCAAGTAGACCCAACTAATACTTATGGTGCTGATAATTCTGATTTCAATGTGGATACTACTGGTAGCAGTAATACCTTTACATTAGATGTAGGTACAAGTGCTATGGCTAGTAATACAGATTTAGATTGGATTATCAACGGAAGTAGTAACACATTAGATTTTGATATAAATTATGATGGTGGTACTTCCTATGTTGATGTTGATGGAGATAGTAACAATATTACTTTTACAGGTAGTGGTTATGCTGGTGGTTATTTTTACTTAGACCAAACAGGTAACTCTAGAACTTTTAACATACAACAACTTAGTACATTAGATAATGATTGGCTCAAGATACTTTCTACTGGCAACTCTGGTACTGTCTGTGTTATCCAAAACGATGGTGGCACAACAGTCGGATGCTAGTATAGGAAGCGTAACAGAATTAAAAGGTACAGGCAGAATTGTAAGGGGTATTCCTTATGATGCTGCCTTATCTTTTGATATAGAAAGTTATGACAATGTAGAAACTTCTAACGGAAGAATAGGCATAACATTTTTAAATGACAGTCAAGTAAGATTAACAGAACATTCACAATTAGTTATAGATGAATTTATCTATGACCCTGACCCATCTAAATCTAAGATGGCTCTACAATTTGCTAGTGGAACTGCAAGGTTTATTACTGGCAAGTTAAATAATATAAACAAAGAGAACATAGCTATCTCAACTCCGAGTGCTAATGTTTCTATTCGTGGTACAGATTTTACCATTACAGTCAATGAGATTGGAGAGTCTTTAATTATATTATTACCAAAAGCAGATGGAACTCCTAGTGGAGAAATATTAGTGGCAACAGCTATGGGAGAAGTTATTCTCAATAAACCATATCAAGCTACTACAGTTTCTATGTTTGAAACAGAACCTACTAAACCGGTTATATTAGATTTAACTTTAGAGTTAATTGATAATATGTTAATAGTAAATCCACCACAGGAGAAAATAGATGTACAAGGAGAGAATGGAGTTAGCGTTTCTAATATTCTTGATGCTGACTTCCTTGACTTTGATGATTTAGATGTAGACTATCTTGCAGAAGATGACTTAGAGTTTACAGAGCTAGATATAAATTATTTAGATGTAAACTTTCTTGAAGACTTGTTAGACATAATACAGGATGTAAATGAGTTGGACCAGACAGAAACTTTATTGAAAGCTGACTTAGATTTAAAAGGAACGAGTATGGGATTTGATTCTAATACTCAGGTTAATACTTTTGCTACAGATAATATAATAACTTTCTTAAAATCATTAGAAGATACAGTAAGATTAGATTTGGACAAGACAGGTTCTTATACTGTCATACTTGTACAAAATGGAAAGAGTACACAAATTATAGTAAATGGTGGTGGTTCTTCTACCATAACAATTAAACAAGGTAATTGAAATGAAATATTTATGTCTATTATTATTTGGAATTAGTTTACAATCTGAACTAGATTTAACATTACCTGAACAACCTGCTGCATATATACCACCAGAAACTAAACTATTAAATTTAGGAGACTATAATGAACCTCCTACAAAAGCACAGTTAATAACTTTTTGGACTCTTAATGTTTTAGATGTTTATACAACTCATAAAGGTTTAAAAAAATGTAGCACCTGTAGAGAAACTAATATTCTTTTACCTGATAGACCAGAGTTAAAAGAATTACTATTACAAAAAGCTATAGTCGGTACTTTTTATGCAAGAAATGGTAGTAAAAATTATATAACTGTTATGAATGTAGGTTTAACATATGCAGTTATTAATAATTATAGTCATTTTTAGAAAAACGACATCCCACAATGCTCTGTATTGAATAGTTAGAGGGTAAGTAATACCTTGGCTTCAAAAATATCTATTATTCAACCACGGGCTTCTAAGAAGCTCTCATAGCATTTTCGGATATTGTGTAGATTTGGATAGGTTTTTCTTTACCTTTTACATAAATATCATCTAATCTGTCTAATTTTATGTCTGTTTGCTCTGCTGTTCCTTGAGCAATGACAATATCTTCTCCAACTTCTTTACAACTACTCTCCATTCTTGCTGCTAAATTTACTGCATCTCCTAAAGCTGTAAAGTCAAACCTTGTTTCGCTACCCATATTACCAATAACAGCAACTCCACTATTAATACCTATACCAATATCAATACCTAGTCCTGCTTCTCTCATTTTCTTTTTGATTTCTATAGCTGTTAGTATTGCTCTGTCTTCGTGCATATCTAAATCTAAAGGAGCATTAAAGATTGCCATCATTGCATCGCCTATATACTTGTCAACCATACCACCATACTTCTTAACTGCATCTGATTGTATAGTCAAAGCTTTGTTCATTATATCTGTTACTTGTTCTGGTTCTAATCTTTCTGATAGTGAAGTGAAGCCTCTGACATCTGTAAACAAAAAGGTACAGTATCTTCTTTCGCCACCAAGTTTTAAAAGTTCTGGATTATCTTGTAATTGTTTTACTTGTCTTGGGTCAAGGTAATGTTCAAACTGTTTCTTTATTTGTTGTCTTAGTTTGTATTGAGTTCTAAAGTTTAAATAGAATTGTTGAGTTCCTATTAATAACATACTTATTAAAGACCAAGTTACATCTATCAAGTAACCAATAGATATAAAGTAATATCCAAGAGAACCAACAGATAACATAGATACTCCTGCTAATACTAAGCCCCATGTAATTCCAAAGTAACTTATAACAAAAGCAATAAGCAGACCGGAAACAGTTAATATTAGTAATTCAGCGAATAATCTATAGTCAGGTATGAACGGAGAGTTAATCAAAATACTTTCTGCAAGGGCAGACTGTATCTTGTGAGGCTCTAGTAGCCCATTTGGTGTCGCTAAAGTGGGCATAACACCCTTTGCAGTAACACCTACGAATACAAACTTGTTTGCTACATTCATTTCAGCTAGTGTAGTTTGTGGTGTATCAACCCAACTAATCCATTTACGACCAAGACTGTCTGTGCTTATTGGATTTAATCCTTTTACTCTTATTTGTTCTATACCATTGTCATTTGTTTTTATCTGATAAGTTTTACCACCTACTAATACTTTTAAAACTTCTGTACCAAAAGCAGCAACCCAACCATTAGGTGTTTGTTGTAGTAGTGGTAATCTTCTTACAAGGTTATCAACATCTACTGGTGCAGACACAGCACCTTGAGAAGCAGACTCTTGAAGTTCGGGTATGTTTTGTAAAAACCCTGTAGCTTTAGGTAAGTCTACATCTGGTCCAAGAATAACAGTACCATGTGTTTTAGGATAAATACCATTATCATATTCGGGCATTGCTAAGATACTAGGAGCATAAGATAATGCTTCTGCAAAAACTTTATCGCCTTCAAACCTATCTGGTTGTGGAAATAAAATAACCCAGCCTACACCTAATGCACCTTTGTTAAGTAAGTCTATTTGTATTTGTGCTAAGTCTTGTCTAGGAAAAGGATAGCCTCCTCTTTCTCTTACATCTTCTTCTGTGATATTTAAGATTACAAAGTTACCAGAGGGTTCTGGTGTTTCTATAAAAGCATCAAAAGTTTTAAGTCGTAAGACTTCTAAGGGTGTGAAGTTAAATAATAAAGGTAGCGTTAATAAACCTAGTAATAGACTAGCCCATTTCATTCTGTCATTCTTCTAGCATTTAAATTAGCTTCTATATAATTATGTACTTCATCTAGTTTGATAGTACCTTCTCGTAATACAGATTTTAAAGTTGCATACTCTTCATCTGTAAAGTAAGGTTTCAATTCTGTAATGTCTGTAATTGTTCTCTCTGTTATTAGCTTACCTGCTCTATTGTATAATATTTTATACGCAAGAAGAGTTGCTTCTTTATCTTTCATTTTATATCCTTATACCATAAATTCTATTAATAAATTTTTTATTAAAAGAACAAGACCTACTGCATTTAAAATAATTAGTGCTCTATCTTTCCAAAGTAATCCTACACATAACCAACCTGAAACTCCTATTATAGATAAAACTAAATCATATAGTTGCATACCTTCTATACCTCTTAGAGACATAGCAGTTACAATAATAAAACTAGAAATCCATTTTACATACCAAGATAAATCTCCTTTCGGAGTTTCAGATTTTAATATCTTACTCACTCAAATCACTAAATGTTATATTGTCTTGTCTTCCTCTTAACCCTGCTTTCATATATGTTGTTGCTCTACCTTCAAAGAAATTTTGATGTTCAACACCAGTTACTTCATCAATCCAACCTAGAGGATTTTCTTTTTGGTCATAATTAGTTTTAAGACCAAGCTGTAATAATCTTCTGTCAGCTATATATCTATTGTAAGCATACATATCTTTTTTAGTTAGTCCTTGAATATCTCCCATTTCAAATACTAAATCTAAAAACTTATCTTCTAATGTTACCATCTGTCTGCAAATTTCATATAGTTCTTTTTTAAAATCATCTGTCCATATTTCTATGTTTTCTTTGATAAACTCTCTAAATAGTTTAGTCATAGCTTCAACATGTAATGACTCATCACGAATAGAATAAGTAACAATCTGTCCCATACCTTTCATCTTTCCAAACCTAGGAAAGTTTAACAAAATTGCAAAGCTACTAAATAATTGTAACCCCTCAGTAAAAGCAGAATAAACAGCAAGAGTTTTTGCTATGGTTTCTTTCTTAGCTTTACTAGGTTTAAAGTTACCAACATAGTCATGCTTGTCTGACATCTCTTCATAGTCAGCAAAAGCTTTGTATTCTATGTCCGGCATTCCAACTGTATCAAGTAATAAACTGTAAGCATGTTGATGTATTGATTCCATATTAGCAAAAGAACCCATCATCATTCTTGCTTCTGGTTTCTTAAATAAAGGCATATACTTATCTATATATCCTGCACCTACATCTACATCTGATTGAGTAAACAATCTAAATATTTGTGTAAGTAAATTCTTTTCTTTATCTGAAAGTTCTTGC